GTTTTGATTCAGCCGCGCGCCCCTCGCACAAAAAGTGAGCTTTACCCGCCCTTTACGGTGTAGACAGGCCCGGATATACTGCTACGCATGATGAAGTTAGAGACTAAGGCCGCTTTTGCCAGAAGATGTCGAGTTACCGCCGCGGCTGTGACCAAACAGCTTAAAGGCAATCTAAAAGCCGCTTTAGTCGGAGATAGAATCGACTATTCACACCCAGCGGCTATCGAATACGTAGAGAAGATGACCGCGCCTCGACCACCCGAACCGGCCCCCGGTGTTGACCCCCTTTTCAATGACGCCTTAGAGGTATGCCGCCGCCGTGGAGTGTGGAGTCCTTCAGCCGTTTATAGTGCGTTTAAGATCGGGTACGCCAGGGCCAAACGGATACACGCCCAGCTAGCCGCCGCCGGTCATGTTCCTGAAAGCCAACGATCTAAACCGGTGCCGGCCACACAGCAAGCGCAGGCGCCTAAACCCGAGCGCAAGCACGGGAAGGGAAAGAAGATCAGCTGGCATGATGAAAGCGAACTGGTAGAGATACCGGACGACATCGAGTCAATGGCGGACCTCACGTTGCGTGAGTTAATAGATAAGTTTGGGACGGGTTTGCGCTTTTTGGATTGGCTGAAAGCGTTAAAAGAGATCGAGGCGGTAAACGAAAAACGGATTAAAAACGCCCAGTCAATGGGAAAGTTAGTCAGCCGACGTTTAGTCGAAACCGGGGTCGTCGATCCCTTCAATTCCGCACACGTGCGCCTAATGACTGACGGCGCGAAGGCCATCACCTCGGCGGTGTTGTCGAAACACCAAGCGGGCGTAACGAGCCAAGAGATCGAGTCATATGTGGCGGACGTTGTGGGGTCCTTTATTCGACCGGTAAAAAGCAAAATTGAAAGGAATTTGGCCAGTGTCACAAAAGATTGAGGATATGGGGGCGCATTGGCTGTCCAAACGTGTCCGCGCCATGGCCGACAGTATCGAACGGATGACCCCCGTCAAGTATAACGAGCAAAACCGCTACCTGCCGCAGGGGGTTAGCCCTCGGCCGGGTTTTATCCGGTACGACTTGTTCCCCTATTTGCGCGAGATTCTGGAGGCTTTCGACCCGCAAAGTCCCGTACGTGAGGTCAATTTAAAAAAGGGCGTTCAAACAGGCTACACCACTTTGCTTGAGTCGGTGTTGTTTTATTACATCGGCCACATAAAAACGGCACCGGTTTTGTACATCACGGCGGACCGCGAATTGGCTAAGGGCCGGATCGAAAACAACATACTGCCGATGTTGGTAGAGTCGGATATGATGCACCGGATACGTTCCGCTGACGTAACCAATCACCGCAAGACGGGGCAGACTGACGGCAACCTGCAGTGGGACGGCGGCGGCTACCTGATTTATAACGGTGCGCAAAACGCAGCAAAAATGCGCCAGTTTTCCATGCCGGTTTTACTTAAAGATGAAATTGACGGGTGGCCTTCGGTAGTTGGCAAAGATGGGGACCCGGATTCGTTGACTAATGACCGGGCCTCCGCGTATTGGGCGGTACGTAAAATTCTGCGCGGATCAACACCCACCCTTAAGCCGAGCTTGATCGATAAAGCTTACCTACGCGGGGACCAGCGTCAGTATCTTGTTTGCTGTCGAGGTTGCAACGCTCCGCAAGAGCTGAGGATGGAGCACAGGGGTACGGAAGGCGGTTTTGTTTGGGATATGGAGGACGGCAGCCTAATTCTTGAGTCGGTGCGGTACCGGTGCAGGGAGTGCGGCCGGGAGCACTTCGAGACGGATAAGGAAAAACTGTTTTCGTCCGAAGAGGGGGCGCACTGGCAGCCGACAGCTAAACCCACCGAGCCAGGCATTCGGTCTTACCATCTGCCAGCGTTCTATTCGCCGTTCGGTTTTCGGCCCTGGTCTAAGAATATCGTCGATTGGCTGGCGGGATTTGACCCCGAAACTAAACAGGTGACGGACCCCGGGCAATTTCAGGTTTTTTACAACAACGTACTCGGCGAGGCGTACGAAGTAACCGGCGGCAAAGTGTCGTTTAGGGCCGCCTCAGCGCATCGCCGATCAGTGTACCGGCTTGGCCAGATTCCGAATAAATACGCCGAGCAGTTTTCCGGCTCGCCCGTACTGTTGCTGACGTGTCAGGTAGACGTACATGACAGTAACCTGGCTGTCGCGGTTTTCGGCTGGTGTCGAGACATGCGGGCTTATCTTATCGACTATTGGCGGTTCGAACGCGGTGAAAATGATGTCGATTGTACCGATCCAGGCTCTCCGGTTTGGGGCCGGTTGCAGGCCCTATTAGAAGCGGCCGTATACGAGGCTGATGATGGCAAAAAATACAACATAGCTTTGACCCTAGTAGATGCGGGGTATGCAAACAGCACCGTCGTCGGATTTTGCAGCGATTATGTTTCGGGGGTGTACCCCATCTTGGGGCGGGAACGCCCGGCTAAAAATCAGACCATTAAAGAATTTGCGGAATTCGAGACCCCTTTAGGCACTACCGGCTTTAAGCTCTTAGTGGACCACTATAAGGACAGGCTGTCGGTGGTGCTGCGGAGGCAGTGGGTCGAGGAGGCCGGCGAGCAGCTGCCATACCACTTTAACGCGCCTATTGATCTTGATGATAAAGCGCTCACCGAGTTAACGGTAGAAACTCTAGGGGAAAAGACCGACGACCGCGGGAACGTAGTCTATTATTGGCACCGCCCAGGCAACGCCAGGAATGAGTTGTGGGATTTGTTCGTCTATGGCAATGCCGCGGTTGAAATTCTCGCCTGGTCGGTGTGTGTTAAGCAGTTTGAACTTAAGACGATTGACTGGCAGCAATTCTGGGATTACATTACAGACGAGAAAGTATACTTTACGGAATCGTAATGGACCGGACCTATGTAGAAGAACGCATCACCCAGACTAAAGCCCTTATCGATGCTTACGAAGCGGCCCTTTTGGCGTTTGGCACCAACGGCGCTTTGCAATCGTACACACTCGATACCGGGCAGACTCGACAGACTGTCACCCGTGCTAATTTGACGGAGTTACAACGCATACTTGACAGTTTGTACAATCGGCTTTGTGTCTTTGAAGCAAGATTGAAAGGCGGATCGATCCAAGCACGCCCCGGCTGGTAGACCATGGAAATACTGCAAAAAATTGTAAATGCTTTTTATGGCGGCCAAGCTTTTGACTTAGATCAAGGTCAGGTTATATCAATTGATGACCTGAAAGCCGGTGCGTATGCCGGCCAGCAGCGTTTTTCCGACTATGACTGGTCCATCTATGACGGCGGCAAGTTTGCCGGCGATTTCGGCGAAACTCAAATACAGCATATCGACTATTGGACTCTGCGCGCCCGTTCGGCGCAACTATTCAATGAGAATCACTACGCCAAGGGGATTGTGCGCCGCCTGGTGACCAACGTCATCAATACCGGGCTTAGCCCCGAAGCGGTGCCTGATGAAATTGTGTTGGGGCGCCCGGAAGGGAGCCTCGGCGACTGGACCGACGACGTTGAAAGCCGCGCCGCCTTGTGGGGCAAGAGCCCGCAGGTGTGCGACTGGAAAAAACGCTCAACCTTTGGTGCCATACAGCGGGAGGCGTACCGCGAAGCCCTCATTGAGGGGGACGTCTTGGTAGTACTTCGGAGTAATCCGCGCACCCGGGCGCCTATGGTCCAGCTCATACGAGGGGCCTCCGTTATGACTCCGTGGACGCAAACGCCACTCCGGCCTGGCCACGAGATTAAGCACGGTGTCGAGTTTGATAGCGTAGGTCGTGATGTAGCGTTTCATGTTCGACAGGGAGACGGCACCTTTAAACGGCTTCCGGCATGGGGCGAGAAATCCGGCAGGCGTTTGGCGTGGCTGGTTTTTGGTACTGAAAAAAGGCTCGATGAAGTGCGGGGCCAGCCCTTGCTGTCAGTGGTGATGCAGTCGCTAAAAGAGATCGATCGTTATCGTGACAGCGCACAACGTAAAGCTGTTATTAATTCTATCCTGGCGATGGTCATCACGAAAGATGAGGATAAGCCCGGTACGCTTCCGATGACAGGGGCGGCTAAACGCCGTGACAGCGTAGATGTTAGGGACAACACAACGGGCAGTACACCCCGACGGTTTAACCTCGGCCAGTACGACCCTGGCGTCATTGTCGAAGAGATGCAGCAGGGTGAAAACGTCGTAATGAAAGGCGGCGAGGGGACGGATATCAATTTTCATATTTTCGAGGACGCTGTTTTATCTTCTGTCGCCTGGTCACTCGAACTGCCCCCGGAGATTGTGAAGCTGTCCTTTTCTAATAACTATAGCGCGTCACAGGCCGCTATTAATGAGGTTAAAATCGCTATCAATTTGAAGTGGGGCGACTGGGGGGAGACCTTTTGCAGCCCGATATACTTGGAATGGTTGATAAGCGAGGTAATCGCCGGCAGGATTGAGGCACCGGGATTGCTGGAAGCGTGGCGGGACCCGTCCCAGCACGACATATTAGCGGCTTGGGCCGCGACCGAGTGGTACGGCTCGATCAAGCCCTCGACAGACATGCTTAAGCAAGCTAAATCATCAATTGAACTGGTGAATAACGGCTGGTCTAATAATGCCCGCGAGGCCCGCATACTGACGGGCACTAAATTCAACAGCAATTTAAAACGTTTAAAACGTGAAAATGAACTTAAAGCCGAGGCAATGCGCCCGATGTTAGAGCTAAAACAGGAGTTTGGCGGCCCGGCCACCGATGAGGCGGCAAGGGTTTTATATGACACGGTAACGGAGGCGGTTAGCGAGGGCCTACAGGCTGAAAGCTAACCACAGGGTTTTATGGAGAGCTCAGGGAGTTTCATACATCGTTTACAATTTTTCGTTTCTATTAATCTTGGTTTTGTTCCGGGGCTTCAAACCGCCAGTTTTGCCGGCTATAACCCCAGCCTTGACATGGGGGTCGAAGAGACAATCTGGCCTTTAGGCGGCAATTACGTCTGGCCGAACCCCGCCGGCGAAAATATGGAGATATCGTCGACCAACCCAGCCGATAATCAACTTATTTTAATACAGGGTTTGGATGGAAACGGGCTACAAAAGCAGGAAGTCGTACAGATAGCTTCTCCCTCGGCGCCTGTTTTGGGTTTTGGCCGGATCAATTTTATGATTAACGTATCGGGTACAGAAGTTCAAGGTACTGTAAGCTTACGGGCTGCCGGAGGGGGCAGCATATACAGCCAGATATACCCGCAAAACCAACGTTCATTTCAAATGATTTACACCCTCCCCAGTGATCACGTTGGTTTTTTACTCCCATCAGAAAGCACGATTAATGCGGGCGGGGGCAGCGGGGACAGCGTAACGCTGGGGGCGAAGATACGGCCGCCCGGTGGCGTGTTCACACGGGCGGGGCGCTGGGGGCTGCAAAAGGTTGGAAGTTCTGCCTTTCTTTTTGAGACGTACGACACGCCTATATTACCAGCTTATTCAGATTTAATGCTTACGGGAACGGCTTCAGCTAACGGCATAGACTGTTCTGCCCGCGTCCCACTGTTGTTATATAAGCTTGGGTAAGGTTGCGTCGGCTATGATCCTTACGGTAAACTGGCGCCGTAAACAATGAGGCCCGCCTATGTGGCTGCTACACCCTGATGTTAAAAAGACGATAGAGAAAGCCTACGAGAACGGGCTTGTACCTTCACTCGAACAGCAAGAGCAATGGGCCACCCGACATACGGCCGCACGTTCTGGCCCGTCCCCGGTATTATCCTCTGCCGGTCGTACTGCCCGAATATCCGTCTCCGGCGTTTTGACCAAGTCCCCCAGCTTTTTAGCCGCCCTATTTGGCGGCGGCAACGTTACGTATTCCGACATTGTAAGCGCTTTGGCCGAAGCCGACCGAGATCCTGAAATCGACAAAGCGGAATTGGTTATTGACAGCCCCGGGGGCGACGTTGCGGGGCTTTTTGACGCTATAGATGCTATTGAAGCGTTTAGCAAGCCACTAACAGCGGTTGTCGACGGCATGGCCGCCTCGGCCGCCTACGCCATAGCCAGTAAAGCCGATACGATAACGGCTAAAAACAAGTCAGCCCGCGTCGGTAGTATCGGCATCGTGGCGTCTTTTTTCGTTAGCGATAATCAGGTCCACGTCACCAGCACCGAGGCCCCTAAAAAGCGTCCCGACGTAAGAACTGAAGAGGGGCGCGCAGCCGTGCGCGAAGAGCTCGACGAGATGCACGAGCTCTTTGTCAGTGCGATTGCATCCGGTCGAGGCGTTACAGCGGAAAAAGTTAATTCTGAATTTGGCCAGGGCCGCACTTTTTTGGCCGATGAAGCCTTAAAACGGGGCATGATTGATGCTATAGCGGGCCCGGCCCTTGCTGTGGTACCATCGGCCAAAATTGAAACCAGAAAACCGGAGTCCAGTACTATGGATCTTAAAACTTTGAAAGCAGAGCACCCGGCGGTCTATGCGGAAGCGGTAGCCGAGGGCGAAGCCAGGGGGCACGACGCCGAGCGCGAACGGGTTAAGGCCCACCTAACAATGGGCGAGGCCGCCGGCGACATGGCCAAAGCGATTAAGGCGATAGAGGATGGATCGGGCATGACCCCGTCTATTCTGGCGTCTTATAGCGCCGCGATCCTGTCGCGTAAAGACAGCGACAACCGTCAAGCCGATGAGCAAGACGTGGCGGCCGCTGCAAACGGCGCGGATTCAACGTCTGACACGTCAGAGGCCAGCCAGGTGTTGGCCCTCGTGCAGCAAGGATTGGGAGTAAGTGCAAATGGCTAACCTTACGATCACCACTAACGATTTAAACAGCCCGATTTTGGAAAGTGCAGAATTCCGGGATGATGTCATTGCGTTTGCAGGTGCCGACGTGTTGGCCCCCGGCACTATACTGGCCCGGGACTCGGTTTCGTTGAAACTCGTGATTTTCGTTAAAGGCGGCGTGACCAACGAAAACGGCATTCCAAAAGTCATTCTAACCTATGAAGTGACGGCAACCGGTGCGGGCGATGTTCCGGTGCGCATCGGCGTGTCTGGTAAGTATCGCAAAGAGAAGTTGATTATCGATGCCGACGGCGACGATAGCAACATTGATGCCGCGGTAATCGACCAACTTCGAGACTATCAATTAACGCCGATCGATGTTGATGAACTAAACATCGCGGATAACTCGTAACCGGGCCGCACTGGGGAGCTATTAAGATATGAGCACGAATACAACCATTGCAATGCAAGAGGCCTACTTTCAAGAGGCCAGCCCTACGGCTTTCTTCTCCGGCATGTTTACGACTCGACCGCAAGGCGTGCATACCTCCGAAGAGGTCGAGATTGACGTCGAACGAAGTGAAGAAGACGTCGCGATCGTAGTGCAGGACTTAAGCACGGGCTACCGTATGAACTCTACGGACCTGTTCAGTAACAAGAAATTCAAGCCGCCAATTTACAAAGAGGCGGTGCCTTTGAATTCGTTTGATTTACTAAAACGGAATCCAGGCCAAACGCCTTTTGAGATGCCGAACTTTCGAGCCAATATCATTCTTAAAATGATGGGTGGGATGCGAAAAATCGAGGCAAAGATCCGTCGAGCGGTTGAAATACAGGCGTCACAAATCAAGCAAACCGGAATTGTTACGCTTACGGATTCATCCGGTACGGCGTTATATACCCTCGACTATAAGCCAAAGTCGGCACACTTCCCGACATCGGGCACCGCGTGGGGCGCAGCTACGTTAGCCCAAAAAATTGCGGATCTAACAGCCCTGTGTGATGTTATCCGCAGCAACGGCTTGCGAGACCCCGACCAAATGATTTGTGGATCGGATGCCTGGGAAAATTTGCTACAAACAACCGGCTTTCTGGATCGTTTTTTTGATGCACGTCGTGCCGATACCGGAAGGATAGTGCCGATGGAGCGAACAGGCAGCGGGGGCATTTATCGGGGCGTTATCGAGCTTGGTAATTATAAGCTGGATCTGTGGACCTATGAAGGTCGCTATACAGATCCGCAAACTGGCGTGTCTACAAAGTTTATGGACCCCGGCAAAGTTATCATTCAAAGCAGCACCGGTCGTATGGACGCCACTTGGGGTGCAATCCCTAACATCGGCCAGGAACTCGGCGTATCAAGCCGCTTGATACCCGAACTGCCCGGGCGCATGACTTCCCTTGCGGGTAATATCGACATGTTCACTAATGTCTGGATCAGCGCGGATGGTGAGCAGCTTTTTGGGGCTGTAGGTGCACGGCCCCTGCTTATCCCGGTAGCGATCGATACTTTTGGCTGCTTAGAAACACAACTCTAATTTTCACTGGTCGGTTAGCGGGCTTCGGCCCGCTCTTTTTTGAGGATTTTTAACTATGCCCAGCAATAAAGAATTAAGTGCAGAAGCCGCAGACCTGGCGGCCGAATTGAAGTTAGACATAAACACTGAAGGACTTAACAACCAACAGTTGGCCGATTTGGTTTCTGATCTTAAAGCCAAAAAACGCGATGGTGAAAACCATACTCAAGTTGATGAAGTGACAGAGGCCGCGATGGCCCGAGCCGCTGCCCGCAAACTTAAGCCGCTGGCACCGCCTCCGGGAGCCAAAGCCGGTGCTAAACCGCCGTTTTACGTTTCGCCCGGGGTGGCAATTACGACTAAGCGCGGCATATTGTCGGGAGATGACGCCGCAGCGGTTACGCCCGAAGATTTTCACCGTGGCGAGGCCGACTTTAATCGCTTTCTTGAAGCCGGCCACATTTCCAAAGGCTAATTAGTGGGCATTCGTGAGCTGGCCGAATCTGACTTAGGCGCAATCTTAGAAGATAGTGCCACAGGGTTCGGCTGGCCCATAACGTTAACAGACCCGTCTGGCGTTTCAAATGCAAATCTTACCGGTTTTTCTAACGACATTTCACAAGTAATCGACCCCGATACTGGCCAAGTGGTCAGCGGTCGTACGGCTTCGGTTTCGCTTCGTCTTTCGACGTTAATCACGGCAGGTTTCGGTATGCCGCGAGGGGTTGCAGATCAAACCAGCAAGCCCTGGTTGGTGACTTTTAACGACATTAACGGCACGTCTCACACGTTTAAAATAACCAACGCCGACCCGGACAGGGCGCTGGGCGTAGTGGTCTGTATGCTTGAGAATTACACACCATGACCATAGCCACGTTAATCGATAAGCAAGATAACGTCGAGATTATACGAGATCAAATCGCCGCGATACTCGCGCTTGAATCGTCGGCTCAAGTAGCCCTGGCCACTGCCGGCGCTAAACCGGACCCCAGCCTGTGGAAGCTGCGCGTCTATCAAGAGCGGTCGAATCCGTGGGAAGAATTGCCGACACGTACGACGGACCCCTCACCGGTTGTCAACGTATGGTGGGAGAGTTCCAATTTTGAAATGGCGGCGAGCAACGTCGTTGAAGCGCAGAAAAGCAGCGCGACCTTCAACATAGACTGCTACGGCTACGGGGCCGCTGCCGATGATCCGGCCGGCGGGCATACCGCAGGCGATCAAAAAGCGGCGGAGACGGCACAACGGGCGGTGCGGTTAGTCCGAAACATTCTTATGGCTTCGACGTACACGTACCTGGGGCTTAAGGGGCTGGTTTGGCGTCGATGGCCGGAGTCAATCACCGTTTTCCAACCGCAACAAGACAGCCGCAATGTGGACCAGATAGTGGCGGCCCGGCTTGCTTTTCGTGTAGAATTCAGCGAACTGTCCCCGCAAGTTGTTGCGGAGACGCTGGATTTACTGACTGTTGACGTATTGCGGACTGAAGACAATCAAGTCATTGCTGAAGCCGATTATGATTACACTTTGTAGAGGGGGCTAATATGCCAATTTCAAGCGCTGTTGATGCGTCTGCCGTCGCCCGTGTTGTAGGTATTAAAACTGATTTTGTTGACTTGCGAGGCGCGGGCACTACTTTCTTGCCGCAAAGAATTGCGGTTTTTGGCCAGGGCGCTACTGCCTCGACCTACAGCGTTACGAAGGCGCAATTGACATCCGCCTATGCGGTGGGCTCGACCTACGGCTTTGGCTCGCCTTTGCACTTGGCGGCTAAACAGTTGTTGCCGAGTAACGGGGACGGTGTCGGAACTATACCGGTTACTTTCTACCCGTTAGTTGACGACGGCTCAGGCGTTGCGGCAACCGGCACGATTACGCCCAGTGGCGCGGCAACCGGGGCGGCGTCTTTCGTTGTTAAAGTTAATAATATTCGATCGGCTGAATTTACTGTCGCCAATGGCGATTCCGTCGCTACTATGACGGCGGCAATTACGGCTGCCATTGCAGCTATTTTAGATTTGCCACTGACGGCAGCCGATGGCGCAACGGTAGTTAACCTTACCTCAAAATGGAAAGGCGTCAGCGCTAACGACCTTGTCGTATCGGTCGAAGCTACGAGCGAAGACAATAGCGGTGTGAATTTCGTTATTGTACAACCGTCCGGGGGCCTGGTTAACCCGGACGTCACCAGTGCGATTGCACAGATCGGCGGGGTGTGGGAGACCTTGGTTTTAAACTGTCTGGACATCGCAGACACCACCACCTTGGGATTGTTTAACACTGAAGGCGAGGGCCGTTATGGGGCCTTAGTTCGCAAGCCTTTTATCGTGTTCACAGGCAACACTAACACCACAGTTAGTGCGGCTACGGCGGTTTCTGACGCCCGTAAAACGGACAAAATCAACAGTCAGTTGGTGGCGCCTGGCTCGGACGATTTGCCGTTTGTAACGGCGGCCCGTGAACTTGCCCGGATCGCCGTACTGGCCAACAACAACCCCCCGGTTGATTACGGCAGTCAACAGGCCACCGGTTTGACCCCCGGAACTGATGCCGAGCAATGGACTTACGCGGATCGTGACGAGGCGGTTAAAAAAGGCAGCTCGACTATCGAGGTTAGAGACGGCGTTATTAATCTGTCGGATACAGTAACGTTTTACCATCCCGACGGCGACCCTACCCCCGCGTACCGGTACGCCGTCGATATCGTTAAGATTCAAAACATCCTGTTTAATTTGGATCTCATTTTTGCCACTGCGGAGTGGGACGGCGCGCCTTTAGTTCCCGATGACGAACCCACATTAAACCCGGCGGCCAAGAAGCCAAAAACCGCCAAAGCGGCAATTGCAGCCATGCTTGACGGCCTGGCGGATAACGCCATCATCGTCAATCGTGCCGATGCTAAGGCCGGCATTCAAGCCGGTATTAACGCAACCAACCCAAAGCGGCTAGACGTGGCGTTTACGGTTCAACTAAGCGGCAATACCAACATTATTTCGATTGACTTTAATTTCGGGTTTTTCTTCGGAGGCTAAATCATGACAGCTATCGGCGGCTCCATTGAGTCCATAACTTTAAACGGCCGGGAGTTTTCGGTTACGGCCGATTCTGACAGTAGCCGGAAGCTCGGCGGCTTTGAAAACGAAGTACAGCCCAACGGTAATGGGACGGCGCGAATTATAAAAACCCGCGTACCCATGGGCATAGATGGCTTGACGGTTCAAGTCGACGATTCACGCGGCGACCATGAGTTCCTACAAGGGTTGTCAGACAGCAATGATTTTTTTGCGGTTGCTATTACCTACGCCAGCGGCGTAACGTACCAAGGCCGGGCCATGATTACGGCCGAGCTTTCAGCCGCGAGCCAAAACGCTACGGCGTCGGTTTCTTTGATGGGACCCGGCGCTCTGGTACAGCAGTAGTTTAACCTCGGGCGTCTACGTCGCTTGGACTCGCCCAACCCCCGCATGCGTAAGAGCAAGCAGGCCCTCCCGGGAAGCGACACCATTCAAAAGGGCTAAATTTTATGTCAGAAGTTGCACTTGAAGTCGCGCAGGCGGAATTTGAACGTTTTGTCGAAGAGATGGACCTCGACGTTGACACCGCCGATATGGACGTCTATGACATTACCGCTTTCAACAAGCTAAAACGTCGAATAATTAAGGCCATTTGCCGCGGGGCGTTGGTCATTAATGAGAACGGCGAGGCGGTTTACACGCCTTCTAACTCCAACTCGAATTACCGGGAACCAATAACGTTTCATGAGCGAACAGGGGCCACCACAATGGCGATGGATGGCAAGAAAAAGGGACACGACGTGGCTAAGGGGTATGCTGTTATGGCCGCGGTTACTAAACTGCACCCTGGGGTTTTTGCAGGTTTGGCCGGCGAAGACATCAAAACATGTGAGGCTATTTTCGCGCTCTTAATGGACTAGTACAGACCCCGGTTGTCCGGGCGGGGGCGGATTATAAGCACCCGGATCGGGGGCATACGGCAGCCCGAGTTTACGGCGAAATGCTTTTACAGATTTGCCGCGACTACCCAGGCATGCCAGACCCGAGGACTTTAAAAGGCCGTGAAATTGTGTTTTTCTATGAGGGGCTACGGGCGGAGCTGAAAGAGTCAACAAAACCGAAGAGTAAGTAATGGCCGGACGTTTTAAAGTAGAATCAATGTTCACTGCCGTCGACCGGTTTACTCGGCCGGTTCGTCGAATGCAGCAGAGCATGCGCGGGTTCACCAGCTCGGCCGCTCTTGGCCTCCGTAACGTGAACCGAATGATCAGTCGAACCGGTCGCGGCCTTAAGGATTTTGGCGGCGCCGTCTTTAAGTACGGCACAGTCGCAGTCGGTGCGCTTGCCGGTTCCATCGCTCTTTTAGTCCGTGAGTTCTCGAAGATCGAGGACGCCGAGGCGGCTTTTACACCGCTATTAGGTGGGGCTGAACGGGCAAAACAATTAGTCGACGCCCTCAACACCACGGCGGCTACTACCCCCTTTCAGTTTGAAAACCTTGCCGATGCTACAAAGCAACTTTTGCCGGTAATGAACGGCGATATTGAAAAAACCATTAAAACGATAAGAATGCTCGGCGACACTGCCGGCGGTAATGCTCAAAAGCTCGACTCCATAACCCGGGGTTTTACTAAAGCGATGTTGAAAGGCAAGGTCGACATGGAGTCGTTGAACATGATCGCTGAAGCCGGCGTCCCTATTTTTACTGAGCTCGCAGACTCGATGGGCAAAAAGGTTAATAAGTCCTTTTTTAAAATGATAAGCGCCGGTCGGGTTACTACAAAAGACTTGATCAAAGCGTTTGAAAAAATGACATCGGAGGGCGGTAAATTTTTCAACGGTATGGAGATTGCGTCCCGTACTACTAGCGGCATGTGGTCCACGCTAAAGGACAACGTTGCACTGACTGCGGCGGCTATCGGCGAAATACTGGCGCCGACAATAAAAGACTTGATTAAACAGGCCACCGGCGGGGCGCAGTCTATACGCGAATGGGTCAAAGCAAACCGTGAATTAGTCACTACCAAATTTTTAGAGTACGTTGATCTGGCTAAAAAGTTTGTCTTGGCGCTTGTGGGCGCCTTTAATTGGCTAAGAGAGCACGGCGAAACGGTTTTAAAAGTCGCCGCATGGATCGCGAGTCTGGTCGTTGCGTTAAAGGTTCTGGGGGCGGTTATGATGGTGGTCAATTTGATCATGATGGCCAACCCTGCCGGCCTTATTGCCTTGGCGATAACCGCGCTTATTGTGGCCGTTTCGGCGGCGATAATCTGGTGGGATGAGCTAAAGGCCGCGTTCTTATCCCTCCCGGACCCGGTGATAGCGGCCATCGCTTTGTTGACAGGCCCCATAGGCTGGCTGATCGGTTCGGCTGCTTTGATCTATAAAAACTGGGAACCCATAAAAGCCTTCTTTAAGGGGCTGTGGGACGGCGTTGTTGAGATTTTTAACTCTGCGGTTGAAAAGGTCCTGGCGCTGGTTGACCGTGTTAAAAAAGCCGCCGCCATTATCGTCGAGACTATCAGCCGCATAGGCGGCGGCGTCGCAGAGTTCTTCGGTTTTGGCGGCGATGAAGAGGAGGACAGCCAGCGCATTGCCAAACGTGCTGCGGTAGTCAGCCCGCAAGAGCGCACCGCCCGCATGATTGAAGAAAGCAGGACTACCGCCGAAGTCACTATAAGGGACGAAACGAACCGCGCGGAAGTTACCCGCGGCAAACTTGGCCCGGGCGTTTTGCTGTCGCCCTCGGGTGCCTTCTAAATGTCTTGGCAAGATCGAATCAGGGAGGCCGCCTATACCAGCCCCGGCGGCGTTCGGCTGACGTTTGACTTCGAGGACGTGTCCCGGACTTTTGAAAAGAAGACAACCGCGTTTGAATTTCCCGATGCCGACGGCACTTTTATTCAGGACAAAGGCCGGACGGGCAACCAATACCCCTTGCGGCTTTTCTTTTGGGGTGATGATTACGATCTAAAAGCTTCAGCCTTCGAGGCGTTGCTATCCGAAAAAGGTACCGGAAAACTTGAGCACCCAGAGTACGGCGTTGCCTCTGTAGTCCCGTTCGGCGCTATTACCCGACGTGATGACTTAAAAACGGCAGCCAACCAAGCGGTTATCGAGGTTACCTTCTGGGAAACTATAGGGCTGAGCTATCCGACCAGCCAAAGCGATCCGGGGGCTAACGTATTAAGTGCGGTAGCAGAGTTCAACGACGCCCAGGCTCAAGAGTTCGGCGATTCCGTCGGCATCGATAAAGCCGTCGAACGGTTTAACCTTCAAAGCCGATATTTAGCGCTGTTGGCTACGGCCAAAAGCGCGTTGCAGCCTATCGCGGATTTCACAGAAGCCGTTAGCCGGCAATTTTCCACTTCTTCAGATTCAGCCGAGCTGGGCATAGAAACTTTAGTTTCTGATCCGGTCACCCTTGCGTTTCAAACCGCCCTTTTACTGCAGGCGCCGGGCAGATCGTCGGCACTGGTGGCCGATAAGTTAAAGGCGTACCGCGATTTAATAAACGCCGTTATTGAAGGCGACGGGGCGGTGGTCTCGCCCGGATACGATGACCGTGAGTCTAACTGGTTCCACACTCGACGCGTTTTTGTATCGTCGTATGTTACGGGATCTATAATCTCCGTTTTGAACAATCAGTTTGACACAAAAACGGAGGCCATTGGCGCGGCGGTGGAGCTATTGGAGACCTTCGAGGGGGTAGCGGCTTGGAGCGAAGCGAACTATGAGTCCCTGGCGCAAGTCGACACCGGGTCCAGCTACCAACAGTTACAAGAAGCCGTGTCACTAACCGCCGGCTTTTTGGTGTTTATATCGTTCTCATTAAAACAAGAAAAACGACTCGTAACTGATCGGGCCCGGACTTTTATCGATTTGGTCGCAGAGCTTTACGGAGAGCTGGACCCCCAGTTTGACTTTTTTATTAATTCAAACAGCCTTACCGGCGATGAAATTTTAGAAATTCCAGCCGGCCGCGAGGTGGTCTATTATGTCTAAGTCGTACGTCTCGGTTTCCGGCGATACGTTTATCTCGATATCACGCAAGAGCTACGGCGACGAACAGTACTCTGCAAACATTCGGTCTGCAAACCCTGGCGTTGTTGAGCCCATCCCTACGGGCACGGAGCTTTTTATACCCGACGCGCCGGGGGTAGTAACCGATAAAATACCCGACGGGCTCAATTCTGCTGAAAACGAAGCGGCCATATTAATCAACGGCAAACGCTTCCGGTTCTGGTCGTCGTTTCGCTTAACGCGAAGCATCGACGCCATGGATACTCTGGAGTTCACGGCGCCGTTTGACCCGGACGACTCCAATTTCCGCGACACTTTTAAGCCTTTCACGTATCAGAGTTTGGCGGTCTCCGTTGGCGGCAGTCCGCTTTTTACAGGTACCTTAATAGGCGTCGACCCGAGTTTAGGCCCACGCGATCAAACTATTAACGTCTCCGGGTACTCTGTGCCGGGAGTTCTTAACGACTGCACGTCGCCCGCTTCCGACTTCCCTTTAGAATTCGATGACATGGATCTAGCAGCTATCGCAGAATCCCTTTGTAAGCCTTTTGGCATTGCGGTCAGCTTCCCCGACGGAGCGGGGGCGGCTTTTGAAACCGTCGAAAGCAACTCCGTACAAACTGTTCTGGCTTTTTTAACCGGTCTTGCCAAACAGCGAGGCCTCGTCATATCAAGCACGCCCCTCGGTGTGCTGGTGTTCCAGAAGTCGACGGACGCGGGCAAGCCGCGGGCGATATTGACCCAAGGGGAGGGGCCTATGGTTTCGGTCGCTCCCTCTTTTTCCCCCCAACAGTATTTCAGCCACATAACAGGGCTTGAATCGGTCCTCGAAGGTACCGACGGGTCGCAGTACACCGTGCGAAACCCCCACCTAAAAGGCGCTTTGCGCCCGGTAACGTTTAAGGCCGGCGATGTCGAAAGCGGTGATCTAAAGACCTCCGTCGAGGCCAAGATAGGCCGGATGTACGCCAACATGGCCTCATATTCTGTCGTGGTCAACACGTGGCGGGACCCATCGGGGGCGCTTTGGGAACCTAACACAACGATAAGGCTTACGGCCCCCGGCGCCATGGTTTACAACGCTTATGACTTTATAGTGCGTAGTGTTTCCCTAACACGTGATAGTCGAGAAGAACAAGCGACCTTAAACTTAGTGTTGCCGGGGGCTTTTAGCGGAGAACAGCCGGAGTTTTTGCCGTGGGATTGATCGGAAAAATACTTTCGTTTACCCGCGTTATACGCAACACCGTCACCGTTGGTGCGGTTAAATCCGACCCGGGGGGAGGCCCCAACACTACAGGACGCCATTACTCAAGCCCGGGAGACGACGCCCAGCCGCTGCCGGGGGATTACAACTACCTTGCACAGACCCCACAGTCGGGTAAATTTGCGTCCATAGGGTATTTTGACCCGGTCAATCCAGGCCAGTCTGCAGGAGGTGAAAAAAGGATATATGCCAGGGATGCCAACACGGGCGCGGTCATAGTAGAATTGTGGCTGAAAAATGACGGTTCGGCGGTTTTGATGAACTCAGCGGTTACGGTTACCGTAGGCCTTGACGGCAGCGTGGAGGCTGATAACGGTTCCGGCCAATTTCAGCTTGAAGCTGGCGGCGATTTTGTCGCTAACGGCGCTAAACTCACGACCGGCGGGGACGTGGTGACGAGCGACGGGGTCAGCCTCCGCAACCACTTTCACACCCAGCCGAATGACAGCGGCGGCGATACAGAACAGCCGACGGCGCCACCAACGGCCACGGAGTAACCATGCAAGAAGGTGACGTACTACTCTATCAAACCAACGACGGCGGCGAAGTTGATGTCGTCGAAGGGTTTATGCGCATGTCGGGCGGCCTTGAAACCGCGGCCTATTTATCGCTATTTGGCGGCAATCAAAATGATGACGGCCGGGCGGATGCGGAAGCCCAATGGTGGGGGAACTTGACAGAGACTGAAAGCGAAAAGCAATACCGCGGCGAGACGCAATACCTGCTGGACACAATCGCAGCAATACCGGCCAACTTGCGACGGTTGGAGGATGCGGCCAGACGTGATCTTGCCTGGTTTGTAAGCAGTGGCGCGGCTACCTCAATCGAGATTGCGGCCACTATGCCTGGGCTTAATAAGGTCATGTTGAGCGTATCGATAATTTACGATGAACGAGAAACCAGCGTTCAGTTTTTAGAAAACTGGAGGGCCGACGCGTGAGCCTTACAACCCCTTCGGTCAGCGACATTAGCGACAACATTGTCGCGCAACTTGAATCTTCGCTAAATCAAACGATACCGTTACTGCCAAAGGCGTTTAACCGTGTGCTGGCTAAAGCTCTGGCGGGGGTGTTCGTATTGCTCTATAAGTACGGCGGCTTTATGTTCCTTCAGCTGTTCGTACGGTTCGCCAGTGCGGAGGCAACAACAGTCAACGGGGTCATTGTCAAACCGCTTATTGAGTTGGGAAGGCTTATCGGAGTTGGCGACCCTGCCGTCGCCACACAGGCCGAGCTTGTTATAGAAATAACCGTCGAAAACCAAACCGGCAGTCTGCCGGCCAACACGCAACTGGTTGGCCCTACTAACGGCATCACATATATTACCCTTTCGACTATCTTGCTTGATGCGGCCACAAAACAGGTGCAAGTACGGGCGGTGTCCGATCAGAACGGGGGGAGCGGCTCCGGTGCGATAGGGAATCTCGACATAGGCGCCACAATCTCGTTTGCCAATCCCATCGCTAACGTCAACCGTACGGCTGAAGTCGTTTTGCAAGCCGTTACAGGGGCCGACGGTGAGGCCGTCGAAGTCTACCGCCAGCGTGTTTTAGATCGATTTCAAAAGCGTCCCCAAGGCGGGGCGATGTCGGACTATGAGCTATGGGGTGAAGAACCTGCGGGAATCCTCAACATATACCCCTACACCAGTGCGTGCCCGGGACAGGTTGACGTGTATGTCGAGGCCACGGTGGCCAGTTCAGGCAGTGCCGACGGCATACCGACAGCGGCCCAGCTTACGGCGGTTTTTAATTCAATTGAACTCGACAGCGGGGGCCTGGCGTCCCGACGGCCGGCGAGTTCTTTGGTTAACGTTTTCCCTATCACTCGGTTGGCTTTTAGTGTTTCCGTCATTGGTTTAAGCGTTTCCGATCCGGCGACGGTCCAAGCGCAAATAACGACAGCGGTCAAAGAATACTTCACCGATCGGGCGCCCTACATTGTTGGCCTTACGGTACCGCCTCGACTTGACCAGATCACCCGGACGGGCGTTGCCGGGGTCGTCGAAGACATCGTCAGTGCTGCCGGCGGCGTTTTTAGCGGCGTCATTATGACCCTGGCCGGTGTTCAAATGGACGCGTACAGCCTTGGTATCGGGGAAAAGGCCAAAGCAACTGTGAGTTTTGTCTAATGTGGCTGCGCCTGTTTAAGCATCTACTACCGTCCGGTAAAGCGTGGTCGCTGACTGTTGATAAAACGCTTCGGCAGTTTTTCCAGGGCCTGGCCGACGCACTGGGCCCCGGTATTAAAACTTTTTTTGACGAAATATGGGGCGACCTTCACCCGCAAACCACCCGCGAGTTGGCGCAGTGGGAGGACCAATGGGGGCTAATCGCGTCGGGACTGACGGAGCAACAACGCCGGGACCGGCTGGACGCCGCATGGAAAGCCGTCGGGGGTCAGTCTCCGCGCTATATCCAAGACACCCTACAGGCCAACGGTTTTGATGTGTATGTCCACGAGTTTTGGGTTCCTGGCACAGAGCCGGCTATTGGGGTGCAGGGCTGCGCTACCGTCCGCAACCCCATCGCGTACCTGCGCCGTGAGTTTACCGGCGTTTCTGTCGGCGTCGATTGCGGTGAAGCGGAGGCGGCATGCGGCGAAGCCTTTGCGGAGTGCGGAAACGGAATTGAGCCATTGGGCTACCCGTTGGTAAACCGCATATTGCGGACTGAGCCCGACATTATACCGCTGTGCGGCGAGTTCATTGCGGCCTGTGGTGAAGAGGACGCACTGTGCGGAAACTATGAGAACTTTATTACTGTTTTTCAGAACTACATTGTGCCGTCAGAGCCGGATAAATGGCCGTTCTTTCTGTACATCGGCGCGTCGGATATAGACGATGTAGCTACCCTTGACGTCTCACGGCGTGAAGAGTTCGAGACACTTTGCTTAAAAATTTGCCCGGGGCACCTGTGGCTGGGTATACTTGTTGAATATGCTTAGGGGGCATCGATGGCACTTAATTTAGAGACCAAATATCCGGGTAAAATTGACGGGTCCAGCGCGCAATATCCTTTTGGCCAATTTCGTAATATTACCGTTCCTAGCGACGGCAAGGGTACGCCCTTAGAGAAGGCATGGCCCAACGATATTTACGGCCTATTGCAAGCTTTGCTTACGCGGGCCGGCATAACTCCGTCAGGAAACCCGGATCAAGTCGGTGCTTCTCAGTACCTGGACGCGTTGAACTCTGAATTTGCATCGAAGAAAGACTCGGTACAAGAGCTTATCGACAACTCCCATGAAGTCAACTCGTTGGTACTGATAAGCTATTACGGCGGCTGGGCCGCGACTCTCGGGGGTCCTAAAGGCGGTAAGCGGGTACACAAGACCGGCGCCACGAATTTAGCCCCCACAGTTGGCGCACCGGTCGCCATCAGCACGATTGGCCACGACACCCAAGCCGGCTACTACTGGGACCTGGACGGCGACGAATGGAAAATATCAGAACAGATACTCGACGCGTATATGTTCGGGTGCAAAAACGATAATACGACTGACGACATCCAAGCCCTTAAAGACATTATTGTTTACGCCCCTGGTAAGCTGGTCTATTTCCCAGGCGGTGCGGGGTACCTTTGTAGTAATGAGTTAACCTTACCGGCCGGCGTATCCGGCCCCCGATGGTGGGGCGACGGGCCGGAGGTGTCGAGGATTAAATTCAGCCACGCCACCGCCGACGGCCTGCGGAACCTTGGCGAATCCGACAATACCTTTTTTCGCGGTATGCACTTTGAATCTACCGGAAGCTCGACGGGCATAGGCTACAACTCCCGCGCTACTCTTGCGGCAACACCCCTGCGCGATCTGGAATGGTTTGACACCAACGTCAGCGGTTTTAAAACCGGTGTATCGATTTATGGAGGCCTTAAAGTGTGGCTCGATAGCGGTCGTATATCCGGTCGAGGCACGGGCGACACCGGCGGCGTAGGCGTCGAACTTGGCAAAGATTTGACCGACGGCATTAACGGCGGAGGTATGCGGAAAACGTATATTTCCAGTTTCGACATATGCTGTAAGGTCGGCAACATCTCCCCCGGGCTCATCGACGGCGCCACCATGGGGCCGGCAGGCACGGCCACCCTTCAGATTCTTAACGGTACGGTGTTCGCACCGTCTTTGTATCTCGACGGCCCCAGTCCAGTCGCTATTGACCTTCAAGGCGGCTACCTGGAGTGGTCGGCTATCTTTTCAAGTCTTGGCGCTCAAACCGTACAGTCGACCACCCCCCGAATTCATCGAATGGGTGCGGGGCCGTACACGAAAGCCTACAAATCGGCCGCGCAGTCGATCCCGAACAACGTTTGGACCATTGTGGAACTCGACGCCATTAACGTCGACCTTGAAGGGCTGTGGAACACCGGCACCTATCAAGGCACGGCGCTATTTGCAGGTAAGCTTAGAATTAACGCTAAAGTATTCGCGCAGTACCAGACCATCAACAGTGAGTACCGCATAGGCATTTATGTCAACGGTACTTCCGTCTCTGAAGAATACTACCACACGCGTGACGGCAGCGTACCGTTTAACTTGACGGCGTCCATAGATGACGAGGTATTCGTAAACAAAGGCGACACTGTCGCGATTTACGTTTTCCAGAATTCCGGGGTTAATATGCCACTTAACACCGGAATTAAAGTAACCAACGTAACCATAACCAACGCGGAGTAACACCCATGGGCGAACCCTTACCAAGAGTCCCTATCGAAGACGCCACAGCAATATTGCGGCAAGAAAAAGGCGAACAGTACAACCCGCCGCCCAAAGCCCAGTACGTAATGGCAGAAACGGCGGAGGGCCAACAGCTGGCTCTAGTTCGACAACAGTACCATGAATGCGAAGTTTGCGGAGGTACTAAATTAGACCCCCGGGGCGAGCTGCCGGACGACCACCCCAACAAGCACCCCCTGATATGCCAAAATTGCGGCGACGATGAGTCGGAGGACCCGTTAAGTCGTAGTGGAATGGTCTATGAGGGGGAGATTTACATAGTACCATGAGTTTTTTCGGTCGTTTATTCGGATCGCCAGACGCCACACGGGAGGCTATAGGGGCCGTCCGTGATGGTCTCGACGCTTTGGTGTACACCAAAGAAGAACAGGCCGCAGACGACGCGGCAAGCGTGACCCAAGCCCGGCAGGTATTGATCGAGTGGATTAAAAATAGCCAGGGGCAAAACTTGTCCCGTCGGTTTTTGGCTTTCATTATTACGTCGGCCTGGTTGTGGCGATATGACGCCAGCGGTGATGCTAATACTGGGCTTTTATTTTGCAGCACCCCACATGGGGCGAATCGCTGAAGCTGCGCTAGTAACTTTTGGACAGCGGAACGCCAAAACAGATACACCCAGCTAAGGAGGTACAACAGCCAGGCGTAGGACCGCCGGCGTATTTAGCAGTAGTACGGAGTCCCTCAAATGTCTGTTGATGATGACGAGATGCGTTTTAGTGATGAACAACTTCGACAATTGAAACAAGATTTTGAAGAGTACAAACAGGTACAAGACCACCGCTGGCTCCAGTTGGCGGAAATGGTCGAACAAAACACCGAAGCGACTAAACGTATCGCGGAATCGACGGAGGCAGTGGTCCGCATCTATCAGGACGTTCAAGGGGCGGCGCGAATCGGTCGAGGAGTAGGCAAGTTTACCGCTTGGCTTGCGGGACTCGGTGCCGCCGGGGCCGCAGTGGCTGCCGGCGTGGCGTGGGTCGTTGATAAATTTAGCGGCCCGTGAGTCCGCAGCGGCTAATGAATGTTATCGCCTGCAAACTGTGAGTACCAACGGCCGACATAGTCTACTATCTCGATCATTTTATTAATTTCATTCACAGGTATGCAGCCTATCAGACAAATTACATTCTTGTCAGATCGGTAATACAAAGATTCCATATCTGCGACAACCCGGGGCTCTCCGTGTTTAATCAAAAAAGACAGCAATTTACCGTCGGGTAGAATCTCATAGTGAAACAGGATTCCTATTTCTGGTCCGGAGAATTTATATGGGCCGAAAATCCAAGTCCCTTCTTCGTATTTGTAAGTATTCATGCTAGCGGCCCGTGAGTTCATAGAAACGGTTTAGAAAAAGATCCTGAGCATAGGACGGCGCCCCGAAGCTTAACTTCCGAGATAAAGACACGATGCCGTTGTAAAACCCCCACGGGGTGTGCTCAGGCATTAAATCGCGTTCTTCGGTTTTCAAGGCCACATGATCCGCGTGTTTAACTTCCGGCGGCAGCTCTGGAGACAGCCCGAAATGCTCAAACACGGCGCGCTGTAGGCGGTTTTCGATTTCTTCAAGCCCGGTCAGCTGGTGCTTAAGGGGCGTCGTGATATCCCCTATAAAAGCCTCGTGGGCGTCGTGCAGGAGGCCGTGCAGCGCGAATTCATGCGGGCAAATTTCCGACACCAAAACCGAGTGTTGTGCGACACTGTAGAACCCGTTGCAGTGGCCGTTAAATCGGCACAGCTTGGACAGGGAGGCGGCGAGGTGCTCGACTTTTAAACCGGTTAAGTCGGGGTTTAACAAGTCCAGATCTCGCCCGTTGTTTAGCAGAATGATTGGGGGTAAGTTCATAGTTTAGTGTCCGTGCCTTCAGCGTTAATAAATTTGAACAGGATGGGTGCACCGAGGGCAGGGATGCGCCCCAGGATTAGTATTTTCTCTCGGCAAACACAAAGTTTTGCAAAATTTGCACATCACGTAACCATCAAACCATTCGTCTGCCGTAATACCGGCCTGATCAACAGGCTCCCCCTTAATCTTTGATAGTTTTTCATCAAATTTAAACGAATCTAGTGTAGTAACATTACAAAAAGGGCTTTGTGGCTTTTTTGCTTTAAAAATACTGTTAATAAATTTCGTCATACCTTTACGGTATGGCTTCCCGTTGGGATTTATGAGCTTGCAGGGTAGGTTTGCGGTGTATTTGTAGAGTAGTTTTCTAATCATAAATTATCTCGTTTAGTGGTTACGGTTATCCACTCCGGGTCTATTAGTCTTTTTGGGATAGTTTTGTCACAAGTCTGGCACTTGAAACTGCCACATTTGAAATCAGAATCTCCTTTGTATTCATCTTGAATACCAGAGTACCCATCCCAGTATTTGTTAAATGACTCCTTAACTAATTGATAAAAACCTTCTTTTGATTGACAATGAGGGCAGCGATCAATTTTCATAATCTTATCCTCTTGTGGAATTTGCAGTCTCTAATCATATACTGACCCTTTTTGTCCTGGCTCGTTGCTTCCCGTGCATTCGTATCTATGATTGCTGGCCTTTGGGCATCTTTTGTTGCCGCATAAAGGGCAAAGAATCATCCTGGTGGCGCTCAAAGGAAGTGTGGAAAAGAAACCCTCACCCTCTGATCTAATATCATTGTCCTTTATACACTGGTGGCATGTGCAGTGGCTAATCATTAATACCTCTTGCCTTTAAACGCTTTGCGGTTCTCACGGTCATGATCAGCACGGCCCAGGTTGTAGTGATGCTTCTCGACTATCGCCCCTTCCAGGTCGTAGACTTCGCGCTCGGCGATGTCGAGGCACATTTCGATGCAACGGGAGTATGCGCTGTTTATAGCGGCCTCAATTACTTTAGCCTCCTCGGTGCAGCTTTTAGTGTAAAAAAGGGCATCCGCTAAGTTGCATACGGACCCAGTTAGCCCTAAATGTTTTCCAGCTAAGTTTTTGGCGGCAGAATACAGCCAGAATTGGGTTAGAACTACCGGGGCGTACGTCCACCCAAACCTCCCCGCCAAGTCCAGCAGCCGAATACAAGCATCGGCCAGCTCGACTTCTACGGCTCGGCGTCCGGGTATGTGGTCGTCCATCACAACGCCCCGGCGCCGGTCGGCTTCTGTGGCTTCGGCAATTTCAGTATTGACGAGTTGCAGCGCTTGAAAAACACAGCGGTCGGGATCATCCCACCAGCCGATTTTGACGTTTTGTTCATGGATTGATTTGGCGAGTTGGTTAATCCGTTCGGGGGTCATTTTTTCCGCTCCTCGATCAGTTTCAATACTTGGCGCTTCTGTTCGTCAGAATACGCCGCCCAGTTGGCGACCTCGCTAACAGTACGATAGCAGCCGGTACAAACGCCGTCAGCCGTAGCCCACCCGTTGCAGACGTTAACGCAGGGGTGATTCATTTAAACCACCGGACTATCTCTTCTCTACAAGCTCCGTACCCCCTGCAAAAATCTCGGCACTCAAGCCGTATGGAGCTGCAAGGCTGATTTTCTGCATTGTCAATCAAACCAATCTGCTCTTCCCCCAAGTGCCTTAACAATGCCGCTATGCGCTTTTGGTGAAATCGGTGAGCAGCTAAGGCACTGACAAACCCAACCACGAAGGCCGTTATTAACATTTCCACCCTGTCGCCTCCTCAAGTTTTAACCGGCGTCTACCACATCTCGCCAATCTTCATCGGGCGCCCCGTCATAAAAATCTCCCGGCCACACCAAGTCGCCGCCATAATAACCGTTGGAGTCGTTTCTATAGTCGATTACAATATCGCCTTTGTTTGTAGATATCTTGCAACCGTAATAAGCTACAACCTCGCAGCCTTCCAAATCACCGAGGTCGGGCATGTCGAGGTTTTCGACTTTATGTACTAAGCAGGGGAACCCGAGTGCAGGCAATTCGATTGATTCAACCCAGGTGTACGAGCAGCACTCCGCCTGGCATGAAACTTTGAAGTCTCCTTCGGTTGTTTGAAATAAAAGCGCTAGTTTATCTTCTGCGATCTTGATTCCGTTTAGTACTTTTCCTTCTAAAATATTCACGGTCGTATCCTCGGTAGCAGTTAACGGTGGTTAGTACGTACAGTATGCACGCCTTGCACTAGGTTGTCAATCTTTTTGGTAGCGTTTATGCTCCCAACCGGCGGCACGTATCGGCCACCAACTGGCCCAAGAAGGGCGGGAGGTCATAATTGCTGCCATGGTCTCGACGTTGTAACGGGGAGAGTCGGGAACCTCTGCGCAACCTTCGTCATGGGTGTGCAGGACTATCGGGTACCCTGCCTGTTCGCAGCGGTGAAGCGCTTCGGCTTGAAGGTCGCAGCTAACGGCCTGGACGACGTTTTCAAAAAGCCGACCGCCGAAAGTCTCCATGTCTATCCAGCCAACCGGGCCTTTTTGGGTGTTCGTGTTGTACCCTTCAAAAACTATTTTGACTGCAGGCCCCCGCCGCAGTTTGTCTTCTGCCGGTTCGAGTCGTGGCCGGTGGTAGTGTAGAAAACGGCCAGAAGGCAGGCGACAATACAACACCTCGTCTTTAACACCGTAGGTAATGTCGTTGTAGCTGAAACACTGGCCGGGGTACATGATGGCTTGAATTGCGCAGCCCTCCAGGCCGTGGAGTTCCGGCCGATAGTCCCATTTTCCCGGGCCGCACCAACGAAACTGGCCGCCCCACATGTCGACAATCTCCGGGGAGGCGGCCCGCCAGGCCAGTAAATGCTGTTTGATCTCGTCTTCGGGCAGCTCGCATCCGAAGCTTAGCCAAGCGTTAATCCAGCCGCCGTATCCGCTGGCCAGTTCGGCGATTTTCCCGATCTTCTTGCGGTCGGGGTGATCGCTGCCGTGGGCCTTTTTGTACTCTTTGTAAACCTCAACAGGAGTGCCGGTTATCGTTGATGCGGACTCCGTATAGATGCACTTAGTCGGGTCCTGGAATACCTTGATGCGCCAGTCGCACCGAGCCAAACACGCCGCGGCTACGGCTTCAATGGCTGAAAAGTCGCAACAGACGAACTTCTTGCCCTCGGCAGCGATGAAGAGGCCGCGCAAGATTCCGCACAGCACGTCAACGGGCGGCCCCCATATCCGTTCAACGTGTTCAAGGCTGCCGGTACGAACATCAAGGATAGCGGATTCTACGGCAGCAACAGGCCATTCGCCTTTTTGAAGCTTACGCCACATCCAGGCGCCACAGTGCGGGCATGTATCAGCGTGCGGGACAAAATACCGGTTGCAGGCTTCACACTGCGCTACGCCCTCGGGGCCTTTAGCCGTCATATTCTGCAACTGGACGCCGCCAGACGACCAGCGGCCCGTTTGGTCAGCGCCGCAATAGGTGTAGGCGTCACGCAAACGGCCGTCACTCGACAGGGATCGCTTGAGGGTGTAAAGCTTTTTGATGTTCGCGGACGATATCATCTCCGCAATATCGAGGGCGGCTCGTACGTCGTCCGGTATGTCAGTCCGTTTTAATATTTCCGCCCTGTGATTGATGTCAAGCGATGTCGTAAACACGCCGCGAGAATTGACCCATTCGATAAACTTGGCACTCTGGCCGACGGTCTGCACGGCTCCCTGCGTAATCTCATTAAGCCTCGGCTCGTACTTGCTGATTGCCTGGCGGTGAACGTCTAAAGCGGCGTCGAGGGTTTCGACATCGACGGCTACGCCGCGTAGGTTAATAGTCTGGTCAAGTAGCCACGTTTGCCGCTCGTAGGGCGTTAGGTCGGGTATTTTGGCACTGGCGCAGTCCTCGGCATAAACGTCCCCGTCGTTGTATTCGTAGAGGGCGCGGAAGTCTGCCGGGGCCGTTTGCGGCGTCCATCGGCATTCAGGCCGGGTTTTTGTGGGAGTATGAGGCCGGGTCAGTTTTTGCAATAACGTTTTGCCGCGTTTATCTTTTTCCGGGGTGCCGAGTACCTGGGCCGCAAGATCAAGGCCGCCAGGCAGGCCGAACCGGCGAGATTTAGCCATCGCACAATGGCACTGGTGCAGCTCTAAGGGCGGCCAGTCAAACCGGCGTACGCCGATCATGTTCCAGATCCAAAACTCAAACGTAACGTTCCAGGCTTCGATTGGCAGGCCCGCGGCTATGTGATTGTGTAGGTCAATAGGAGCCGGTAGCAAAGGCATCCAAAACCGGCGGCCGAGGCCGTCTTTTAGGTCGTAGACGAGGCTCAATATTTCCGCCAGCGGGTCTTCTGCGTAAACTGAAACCGGCACGGCATTGAGTCCGCCCTTACCTTGGGAGCCGATACCTACAATTGAATACGGCGGCACCCATTTTTTACGGCCATTGATAATCAAAGACCCGTGCGCGTCGTTCTCGACTCGTTTGTACCCGGCCGGGCTGTACGTCTCAAAGTCCATCGACGGGTAGACGGTCGAATACGACAGGCCAGCGGGTATGCGGGCGTTATAAGCGCTCATCGATCGGTTCTATCGACTTTGACCAAATAAACCGCCAGGCGATGAGGCAGGCCTTAAATCTGCCCAATGCGGTTAAGTTCGACAGCAGGACATAACGGCCGTTTTTAACTTCGCTGGGGGCCGCCGACTTCGACCTGCCTATGACAAGCGCTTTATTGTGCGTCAGCACCAAATCGCCATGCAGATCGAGGACTTGCTTGCCCTTTGACTTAAAGAAATACATGCTACCGTATCGCCCCCTGCTGTTTTATCTGCAGTCGTCGAAAGTCCTCACGACATGTGTGGGCGAGATATTTGCCCATGAAGTCTGAGTAGTCCCGCGTCTCCTGGCCGTTTATCAGCATTAAACAAAAGAACAAAGGGCCGGCGGCAACACAGAACACCGCGAGTAAGGCCAGGCACAGAACCCATTTTAGAATTAATAGCGTTTTCATTTTTAATCGCCCTTAGTTAAAAAGGACCCGCCCGGAGGCGGGCCAATATCGCAGTTCCCTACGGTTTAAGTCCTTGGGGGTAAAAAGTTTTGCGCTTGGTTAGAAGGGTATGTCGTCGCAGAATTGGCAGACCCCGTACCGTCGTTCGTCGGCTGTCCGTAAGGGTTCCCCGCAGCTGCAGTAGGGTTTACGCCGCCGTTTGGCGTACCTCCGGGCTGTGGCTGTTGCGGTTGGCCGTAAGCCGGTTGCTGTGGCTGTTGCGGTTGGCCGTAAGCCGGCTGCTGTTGCGGTTGGCCGTAAGCTGGCTGCTGTGGCTGTTGCGGTTGGCCGTAAGCTGGCTGCTGTGGCTGTTGGCCGTAAGCCGGCTGCTGTGGCTGTTGGCCGTAAGCCGGCTGCTGTGGCTGTTGGCCGTAAGCCGGCTGCTGTGGCTGTTGGCCGCCGAACACGCTTGCCGCATCAACTCCGCCAAGGGATAGTTGGGGGGCGTTAGCCGACGTCACGACTTGAATAATGTGAAGCTCGGCTTTTATACCTTGCGAAACTTCGTTGTACTCTTTGGCTTTTACCGCTAAGTTTACAATCTGCCCTTGATACAGCAGCTGCCCGATCATCATCGGTGCAATAGGTTGTATATTTTCATCGATTACTTGCGGCATTCTGTAAGTAATGGCATTAATCGAAACGAAACCGGGGAATAAATCGTTATACTTTCCTGGCGGCACTTGTTTGGTTAGCCAGTAGGCGCCCGGGGGCAACGTGCCGTTGAAAACTGCGGATTGGTGCAAAGCTTTCTTGCCCAGTTGTTCCAACAGTTGAACGTCCGGATTATTCGGCTCGGTAACAACTTTCAATTTAAATTTTTGAAAATTGCCATCCTTGCCTTTAACCATTTCAGGGGATGAAATACCGTCGTAGACCACGCGGCAGTTGTTGATTACCAATACGTCATCATTAGACATCGGCATGATGTTGTGTCCTCTTTTTGAACGCCTTGAAAGCAACAGTATTTTCTGCCGGCGTTAGTTTAAGTTTGCCCGGCGGCCTTTCGGTCAACGGACGGATTAATTTTGCTAAATACGGTCGAACCTCTTTAGGTGCTGAATCCCGTACTTGTTTAGGGGTTTTTAAACCCGGTTTCGACGCATCAACACCGAGTTGACCACACAGTATCACGACTTGCTCACGGGGCGCGGTCCAACGTTCGCGCCCCGGGCTGGATGACAGGCATAGGCGGGAGCTGACATCACCGTCAGCCACCAGTTGTTGTAGCTGGTCCTCGATTGCCTCAAGTCGTGCCTTGGCGACGCTGATGCCGTTTTTAACGATTGACCGTTCAAAGGCCAAGTCTGCGCCCGTCATGTTGTCCATTTGGTACGGCTGGTGCAACATGTCGATAAAGTTATAGCCCGCCAGTTTTGCCGGTGCACATATACCAACAGCCCTACAACCTGTACACCATGGCCCTGTGTTCAAAGTCGGGTTAGGACTAAAAGCCTCCTCGGCTTTAAGTTTTAGCTGATTCCAGTAGGGGCGTAAATCTGATAGTTGAAACTCCCAAGATTTAACCGGACCGTCTGCATAATAACAAAACGGCTGTACGATTGTTGCTACCGCATAGGTCGATTGATCGTTAATACCCAGCTCGCACGTCAAACCTTTGAGGTAGTCAATCAGCTGCAAGTTACCTTCCGGCTGGCAGTCGCGGTGTCCGTGTTTGTAGTCCCAAATAAACAACAGGTTGAACTCGGGGACGTCCAGCGCCGCGTCTAAGGTTCCCCAGTTTTCGGGGTGAATTTCCGCCATGTAAACGCGGTGCTCTATCCGCAGACGCTGGCGTATGTCCGTGCTAAAGAGTTCGTTAAAATGCTCGACTACCCGCACGACCTCATCGACAAACGTTTGTGCCCCCTCCGCCATTTCGTCGTCGATTATGACTCCGTTGGGGGCCTGGCGACCTTCGTATAAGCCACAAGAAGACGACACGCCGGCCCGGTAGTCGATGAGGACGCAAGCCGCCACCCAATGGGCTGCCGTACCCCGTCGCGTCTCTTCGGTTTCCTTGTTCGGGAAAGCCGACTGAGCGCGAACGGAGCCCGCGCAGTTGCCCCATTGCGGGGCGCTACTGGGCGCTAGGGGTGCGTGCTGCATTTAAAATACCGTAAATTTGACGCGCCAGTTCACCGCTGGCATCGGTCAGCAGTTGGAGCGGCTGAATATTAAGCTGCTTTAAAGCTTCATTGAAAGCGGTGTCGCTGAGGGCCCCCAGGGCTTGCTGTTGCGATACCCAAAGCATCAAGCTGTTACCGTCAGTAATCGTCGGCGCAGGTTCCACGGGCGTGGCGGCAAACACGCTGACGGCATCGATAACGGGCTCGTCTTCTTCAACCGTCCGTGGCTTGAGTTTAGCCAGTTCTTCAGCGTACCACGCGTCGTAAGCTTCTTGGGGTAAGCCTTTTTTCTTGACCCACTGGCAGAGATTCTTACCGCTGGAATACATCGTGCGGCCAGAACTGCAAAACTCGGCGTTGTACGGCACGCCGTTAGCTGTATCGACTTGCGCAACCGCAGGGGAATCCTCGGGTGGGGTGGTCGGCTGGTCCGCTCCAGGATCGTCCACATCCTCCGCACGCCCACCCCGTCCAGCGGGTTGTTGGGGCTTTGGGGGCTCGGCCGCCTCGTCTTTAGCGACCTCTAACAGCGCACGGCCGAAGGCTTCGGCAAGGTCCCGCCGATCGGCCGGGAATTCAATTTTGATCATTTTGTTAGCTCCGTGTGTTTACTGTTTGGTAAGTATGTGACAGAATTTACCAACTTGTCAACACTTGGATGAAAGTGATTAAACTTCGCGACTATCAAGAGGCTTTTATTGCTGCGATTTACGACGCTTGGGCGCAGTTTACGTCAGTCCTGGGCGTGCTCCCTACAGGCGGAGGTAAGTGCCTTGCTAAGGGTACCCCCGTTTTAATGTTTGACGGTACGGTAAAAGTCGTAGAGGATATTCGCAAAGGGGACTTATTAATGGGCCCCGATAGCGCCCCCCGACGAGTGATATCGACGTGCTCCGGCCGTGAAATGATGTACCGTGTCACCCCGGTTAAAGGAGACCCGTATACAGTTAACGAGAGTCATATACTCAGTCTAAAGCAAACCGGCCTAAAGTCCGAACCACGTTACCCATGTCAAACCGGAAAGGGGACGGTTAAAAACGTAAATGTTAAAGACTTTTACGAATCGTCACGCAACTTTCGCCACACCCATAAGGGCTGGAGGACCGGGGTAGACTGGCCTGCGGCCGAGGTGGACCCGTTATTGCCGCCCTATCTATTGGGCCTTTGGCTGGGGGACGGCAGCTCCCGTACCGCCGCAATTACAACGGCCGACGGAGAAATAGTCGAGTATTTAAAAACCCACGCCGGCATACACGACCTTCCTTTACGCACTGAAACCCTTTCGTCAAATAACGCAGCTAAAACGTACCATTTCAGCGCTAGAGGTAAATGGCGAGCGGGGGTAAAAGGGGCCTTGTATAAGCATAATTTACTATGCAACAAACACGTTCCGTTGGAGTACAAAGCCACGGATCGGGCGTCCCGCCTAAGCCTCCTCGCAGGGCTTATCGATTCAGACGGGTCCTTATCCCGGGCAGGTTATGACTACATATCAAAGGAAAAAAAATTAGCCCAAGACGTGGCTTATTTGTGCCGTTCTTTAGGCTTCGCAGCGTACGTTTCAGACGCCCGTAAGACTTGCGGCAACACAGGCAAAGAAGGGTTGTACTACCGCGTTTCTATTAGCGGGGATTTGTCGGTGGTACCGGTTAAAGTGCGGAGGAAAAAAGCGCCTATTCGTACACAAATAAAGTCGCCGTTAGTTACCGGAATTTCAGTAGACCCAGTAGGGGAGGGCGAGTACTACGGATTTGAGATAGACGGCGACCATTTGTTCCTGTTGGGCGACTTCACGGTTACGCATAATACCGTGTGCTTTGCCTCGATCGTGCACAACCACAAAGGCGCGGCGGCGGCGGTCGTACATCGCAAAGAAATACTCGGGCAAATAAGCGTAGCCCTGGCGCTGTTGGGCGTGCATCATCGCATCATAGCACCGCCGCAAGTCATCACCCGAATACGGCGAAAGCATTTAAAGAAATTCGGCAAATCGTTTGTTGACCCACAGGCTCCGGTGGGGGTGGTGTCGGTCCAGACGTTGACCAGTAAAGCCAGCGACACCAATAAAGAGCTGCAGCAGTGGGTCTATCAGGTAACCCTATCGGTATTCGATGAGGGCCACCACTATGTTGAGCAGGGCGTTTGGTCTAAAGCAGTCCACATGCTGTCACGTGGTGTAAAACTATTTATGACCGCGACCCCCGAACGGGCCGACGGCAAAGGGCTGGGCAGAGGGCACGACGGGTTTGCTGAAATTATCGTCGAGGGGCCCAGCACTAAACAGCTGATTGAGGAGGGCTACCTTTGCCGGTTTAAGTACTGTGCGCCGTCCACTGACTTAAATCTGTCAGACATCCCGATTACGGCAAGCGGCGAACTCAATACCAGAGTTATGCGCAAACGCATCGTAGCATCGGATTTTGTCGGCGATGTTGTAGCACAGTATCAGCAGTTTGCCGCCGGTAAAAAAGCCCTGGTGTTCGCCAATGACGTAGAGACTGCACACGAAGTGGCGAATGACTTCAAAGCGTCGGGAGTGACTGCGGCCGCCCTCAGTGGAGAGACTGACCCGGACGTAAGAGACCGGACGCTTGACGCGTTTGAAGAGGGCGCGGTGACGGTGTTGATAAACGTCGATCTGTTCGATGAGGGCTTCGACGTGCCCGAAGTCGAGGCCGTCTTACTTGCCCGCAAAACTGAATCGTTGGCTAAGGATCTGCAAATGATCGGCCGAGCACTTCGCCCGGTATACGCAAAAGGTTTTGACCTTGACACGGTTGAAGGCCGTCTGGCGGCCATGGCTGCCGGGCCTAAGCCATATGCTATCGTTATTGACCCCGTCCGCAATTGGGAGCGCCACGGCATGCCCAACTGGCCGCGGGTATGGTCCCTGGCCGGGGTGGAGAAAGGCAGCCGTAGCAAGCAGGACGGGATGACGCCGCAAACTATCTGCACGGCGTGTACCCAACCGTTTGAACGATACTACAAGGCCTGCCCCTACTGCGGCGAACCGCGCCCCGTGACCGGCGGCCGATCGGCACCGGAACAGGTAGACGGTGACTTATTTGAACTCGACGTTGACGCCATGGCCGCACTGTTTGAGCGGATGGACCGCGCCGATATGTCAATCGACGACTACAAGCGGGATCAAATACGTCGTGGCATCCCGTCGATCGGACGTAACAAAGACTTGCGCAGGCACATCGACACCAAGGCCCAACGGGAGGTACTGCGCAACTTAGTCGGCTGGTGGGTCGGGCTGCAATCGCATCGCGAGCTATCAGAAGTGCACCGACGTTTTTATTTGCGCTTTGGCATCGATATCGGGACGGCTTTTACACTTAAACTGCGCGAAACCGAAGCGCTAATCGACAAAATCACACAACGTTTTAACGAGGACTTAATACAATGAATGATGATCACGTAATGGTGGACTTAGAAACCACCCACACGGTGGCCACGGCGGGGATACTTTCAATCGGTGCCGGGGTCTTTAAGGGGCCGGCCGCTGGTAAAACGTTCTATACCGCCGTAGATTATCAAAGCTGCAAAGATTTAGGGCTTACAGAAAGCGCCAGCACCATAGCCTGGTGGCAACGTCAATCAAAGGAAGCACGCCAAGTTTTTAATGACCCGTCGGCCGTACCGATACAAGAGGCCCTTAGACAATTTTCAAATTTTATTTACACCCTTTCTGAACCAAAGGTATGGGGCAACGGTGCGAATTTTGATAACGCTATCTTGGAAAACGCGTATTCACTATGCGGCCGCGAAGCGCCTTGGAAGTTCTATAATAACCGCTGTTATCGCACGGCCATGGCGGGGCTTCGGTTCGATGACAGCAATCGCACAGGGGCCCATCACCACGCCTTGCACGATGCGCTAACACAGGCAGAACGACTGCTGAAACACCGACCGGAGCTAATACGATGACCTACCAACAGTGGGCCCTCATGCACCCCGTCGCCGCCGCCGATCTTGAGCGGATGTTTGCTGAGGTTCGGGCCGTACCGCTAGATCCGCGAGTAAAAGGGGAGGCCGCCGTACAGCAGCAAGTACGGCTTAGCGTATCTCGACAGGGGGGTTACGCATGGCGCAATAACGTCGGGGCCACCCCCGCCAAAACCAAGCATACTTGCCCCCGGTGCGCAATGCGGTTTGAAGAAAAACAACAGCCGATACGCTACGGGCTGGCTAATGATTCCCAAAAGCTTAACCAAAGGGTAAAATCAAGTGACTTAATATTGGCCATCCCGCGAGTCATACGGCCCGAGGACGTGGGAACGACTATAGCGCAGTTCGGCGCCGTCGAAACGAAAAAACCGGGATGGACCTACACAGGCACGCGCCAGGAACCGGCACAGGCCGCCTGGCTGGCACTCATTAAAAGAATAGGGGGTTTTGCGACTTTTTGTAGCGGAGACTTGGAATTATGAAAAACCGACGTACACAAATGCTTGACGCAGCCCTGGTTCTGTCTGAAAAACAAGGCTATAAAAACTTAACTCGGGAGCAAATAGGCGTAGCAGCCGGAGTTACAGGCCCCCTTTTGAATCACCACTTTGAAGGTATGGAAGGTTTTCGTCGTGAATTGGTCGAGCATGCGATCGCCCAGAAGCATTGGCCTGTAATCACACAGTCCATCGTTTGCGGGGAGTGCCCCCTGGACCCCTCAGACCCTCTTCGTGTTCAAGCTTTAAAAACGTTGTCGTAATATATCGGGCGATCAGAAAAGCTGCCGCCAGAGAAACCAGCAGCCAAAGTATTAAGACAACGCAAAACCAAAATACGAAACGAGTCACGGCACGATTCGGAACTCCAAGCCGGTACAGTTTGGCCCCAAGTATAGCAAAAAAACCGTAGGCCCCAACCACTCTGGCGGTCTGCATATTAAACCTTCCCTATACGCTTGTTCGACAGCCCAACGTGCTGCCCAAATGCGGGCAGACGAGCCGGCCGGGTGCTTACCGGCCGCGGCATCAATCCGCCGGTTGAGCTCCAATATTGTGCTCACGGCTTCTTTAAAATCCCGGGGTAGAGCCCTAACACCTGGCGGGGCCACTTTAACGTGTAAAGTCGAAAGTATCGTTTAGCAACCTCCCTCTGTTGATCATTGCGGCAAGATTGGGACACCTTGTTCATTTTTCGCGTGTCAGATAGAAAGTTATTCATGGGTTAGTTCTCAGTCAGGGACGTGCAGCCATCGAACATGCAATAGCCGCAGGTCAACGCTGGCAGCTCACGGGGGGTGTGAGTTAGGGACGTGCAGTAGTAGAACATCCCTGTGCCGTCGGTCAACGCTGGCAGCTCACGGGGCGCCTCAGTCAGTAACACGCAGCCGCGGAACATGCACGTGCCGTTGGTTAACGCCGGCAGCTCACGGGGCGCCTGCGTCAGCGACGTGCAGCCCTTGAACATGCAACAGCCGCAGGTCAACGCCGGCAGCTGGCGAGGGGCCGCAGTCAGCGACATGCAGCCATCGAACATGCACTCGCCGTCGACTAACGCTGGCAGCTCACGGGGCGCCTCAGTCAGTAACACGCAGCCGCGGAACATGCACGTGCCGTCGGTCAACGCTGGCAGCTCACGGGGGGTTTGAGTTAGGGACTTGCAGTTGTAGAACATCCCTGTGCCGTCGGTCAACGCTGGCAGCTCACAGGGGGTGTGAGTTAGGGACGTACAGCGGCGGAACATGCAATAGCCGTCGACTAACGCTGGCAGCTCACGGGGCGCCTCAGTCAGGGCCTCGCAGCCGTCGAACATGTAAGCGCCGTTGGTTAACTGGTGGATTTCAATACCGGGGGCCGTAAACAGCTCTGACAGCCGATCCCGGCAGTTGTAGTCGTTAATGAGGCCCGCCCGTCCTTCAGCGGTGTCCTGGACGAACACACAGCCGTTGCTGATGTAGTCGTAACCATCAGACATGGCCAGTACGAACGAGGGTTTGCCCGCGTAAGAGTTCTCGACGTAGTGCTTGATCTTGATTAATTTCATGGGTTAGCCCTTTTTGGTAAACTCGAAGATGAGCCCTTCAACAACTTGACGCTGGTCCCCTTCAGAAACACAGAAACCGCCCCTGTAAAGATGGGGAAAAGCAAGATCAACTGTAAGGGGGTCTGAGATTTTAGAACGATCGACCTCGATATTGATGACGTATCGGTCGAATTTATTTTTGATTTTAGCAACCTCTATAGTCACGACTTGGACGTGCCTAAACGGATCGTGCGGGTCATCGTGCAAGTCGACTTGTTCTGGTCGCAGGAATTGGCTTTTAAGAATTGTTTCAAAATTGGCAATGCTTATATTCTCCGTGTAAAAGGCCTCGTACTGTAGCCAGTTATCGAAATAAACCCGCAGCCGGTGCTCCTCGGTTAGGCGCCCCCTGTCTTTTTTAAACGCTGCCGCTAAGGCTTTTTCAAAATTAACATCGGTGCCATGAGTGCCGGCAAAAAATTTAATTGATGTTTGAATTTCAACTTCCACAGATAAATCCTCCTCTTTGAGTTGTATAACAGGCGTACAGTTGGCACTGCGCGCCGTTGCGTTGGCAGGCGTCTAACAACCGTTGGTGTTCCGCGGCCTGGCGTACGGCCTCCCGGTGTCGGTCTTGATAGGCGTCGATTCCCTGGACGTAACCGAACGTCCAGCTGACGGCCAACATGAACGCGATCCTTAGGCCGTGCATAATACCGACCCTATCCACGGCGGCACCTGGCCGGTAGAGGCCCGCAAGCCTTTTGCCTCCCGGGCTTTCTTCTGTTCTTTGAGCTTTTTATCCGCGATACCCATAGAGGCCGCAATGCCGAAGCTAAACACGGGTAGGACGCTCTGCAAGTCCATCATTTTGCGGGTAAAACCGCAGATTTCTTTTGATACGACGACGAATTCATCCCCGCCGAGGCGATAAACTGAGTCGTCGCCGAAAACTGTCATCAAACACCCCGCCGTCCGTTTTAAAAACTTGTCGCCCCAACGGTACCCAAGGGTATCATTGATATATTTAAGCGAATCCAGGTCTAGTAAGGCGAGATAGCCGCCGTCTCGAAGATCAAAAGCCCGGCGGTTTAGGGCGCCGGTCAGCGGGTCTGTATAAACCTCTTTGTAAAGGTCGGCATCACTGAGGCTTTTAAGCCGTCTGAGCAGTTCGCGCTTCATAAGACGTCCCGGCCGATGGCCTGAATTTCGCGGAGGCGGCGGACGTTGCGGAGGCCCATTGCGTGGCCGTAGCGTTGGTGGTTAAGCTCTTTGAGCTGGGGGATAATACGACGTTCAATTGTTTTGTAGGCGGCGTGTGACATGTGGCCCGAATTCAATCGGGTTTGCGCCGCGATCAGTTCTTCTGTTAGGGATTCTAGGCTATTGCTCATGACTCTTACCTCCAGTATGTGATGCCGTCGTCACATTGATAGCCTATTTTTTCAGCGCTCACGATCGGAGTTAAAACCCCGTTTGAGCTGACCCCAAAAGAAACCTCCGCTTTTTCCTGGCCGACAATTTTACAGTTGTGCTGAGAAGAAAACGTCGACCACTCTGCCCTTTCTGTGGCCTGGAGTGAAAGCCCCCAAAACACTAAGCAGGCTAATAGGCAAACTAAAAAGGCCAAAAATACAAAAACTAATTTATCCATGACGTGCTCCGACTGTTGTTAGTTACTGTGTACAGTATGCACGCTGTGCACGGATTCATCAAATACCGTTTTGTTATTTCCCTGTGCTGGTTATTACTCTTGGTTGGAAGGGGGTCACGGCGCGTACCGCCAGGCCTTGAAACCCGCGGGTACTCTTGCCGCCCTCCCAGTGCACCCCGTAGCGCACGGAGCGCCCGCGGTAGGCGTCCCGTATGGCGTTGACCAGACTACGTTGACGCACGGGGTCTTCACCTTCGGATAGAGCCCAAGAGCGGTAGGCGTCGTAGAGTTCGCGGCCTGAAGTTTCGGCGGCAGGATCAAACGTACAACACGCATTAACAAATCTTTGAACCGAGCAATAGTCCTCCACAATTAGGTTATGCTCCTCCGCGCAGGCCGCGGGTTTGGTAAACCGCCCGTTTTGATTAAGCCGGCGGACACCCTCAAGAGCCCATGCGGCTATCCCTTCGATCTCATTAATCAGGCGACCGACTAGCGTTAAATCTTCTTTTCCCGTGCCGCGGTAAGACTTATCGAACGTCAACAGCATCATTCGAGAAGCCAGGGCGCCGGAGTCGTCGAATAGCGAGGGGACGCTGTTGGCCGCAATAGTGAACCGTGTTGGGAGTACACGAGTTACCAGGCCGTGGTACATACGATGCCAGCCCAGGGCGTCGTTACCGCTTATGGCTTTTAGGGTTTCAATCACGTCGTGAATTTTTACAGGGCTTACTTTCTTGGCAGCATCACCTATAAAAACGACGGGCTTTTCGCTGAGTCCGTCCAGATATGAGTCTACGACCAGCTTTGACAGGCTGCCGCCGCTGAAATTATGTTCGCCGACCAGTGCGGCCAGCACTTTGCCTATGGTGCCCTTACCGCTGCCGGGGCCGCCAAGGAGTATCATTATTTTTTCGTGCAGGTTGCTGCCCGTCAATAGGTACCCCAGCCACTCCTGCAACAGCGCAACACGTTCGTAGTCATTACTGAATATGTCGTTCAAAAATTCCAGCCACTGAGGGCACGTAGCCGACGGATTCCAATCATACGGCAAGATGTTGGTCGTAAATAACCGCCGGTCGTGTGGGTTTAAAACGCCGGTGTTTAAGTCAAACACGCCGTTGTTAAAAACCACCAAATTCTCTGGAGTACAATTTAACTGTCCGTCGAGTACGGGGGTTAAGTTATTTGTCATTCTAAAGCACGCGCTGACTTTTGACTCTTGCATGCGTTGTTGGGCCATGTCGGCCGCTATTTGGTGTTTTAATGTGTCCGTTGTAAGCCGAGACCAGTGGCGGCCCTCAAAACGATAAAAGGCCCCGTCACATCGCGCTAAAGCGCCCTCGGGGTAGTACTTATTTAAGAAAGTCAGCGCGTTGTCCGTATCGTTTTTGCCGTAAAAACCCGCTGGCGTAAAGTCTGCCTGACGGTTGTTTAAGATCCGGTCAACATGCGCGTCAATGGCTTTGTCTTTAATCCCCGCGCCCTTAAGTTCCGTCTTCAGCTCAGCGGCCAACAGGGCGGTCTGCAACGGGCTACAACCGGCGGCCTTAATGCTTTCGATAATATTTTCAGTCTTTTTTACGTCCGCACCGTCCCTGCGTATTTGGTCAATAAGCGTATCGAAGCGGTCGGGCGCCGCACAGAAGGCTTCGGCCGCGTCGACGGTAGGCGGCGGGCGCCAGCCGCCGTCTATCGCCCAATAGAAAAGGGTCTGCGGATTAACACCGCCCTCGGCTTTAAAGGTCGGCCACTGGTCCGATACAGAACCCTTACCGTCGCTGACGTAGTTGTGCGGTTGGTCGCCATCCCACAGCTCGCCGGAGGACCAAGACTCGAAAACCGCTTGGCCTTCGATGTCGTCTTGTGCGTACAGCGCCTTAAGCGCGTATCCAATGTTGCGCCACTTATCGCGCGAGCAGCCCGGGTCTATGTGCCTCAAGGCTTCGAGTATTTGCGCATCTTGGGCCCGTGGTTGATATTCGGTTTTGGAGGTCGGCGGTTGGTCTACAACTTCAAGCAAGCGGCGGCAGGCATCGGGCAGTTCGGGCAGTACTTCGGGGCTGGCAAAGGCAAACACGCCGCCGTGGTTAACGGGCGCGTAGCCGGCCCCTGAGCATATGAAACCGCGCAGGGCTGCCCTGGTATCGAAGCCAGGCACGCCGGCTATTGAGTCCCCCTGGCGGGCTTTCCAACGGCATCTAAACGCATAGTGTTCGCCCCCGCCGATGGTGGTCTGTATGAAGGCTTGATCCCAGGGCAGGGCGCAGCCGACAGCCGCATCGATCGCCTCACGGGTGGCGCCTTTGTACTTGTCGAGATCGAGTACCAGTAAGTCCGCTGGTACCGGCACCCCAATAACGCCAGACGCCCAATTAAAATGCGGGTCGTTGACGGGGCGAAGTGCGGACAGCTGCCAGGGCTCCCCGGCAGGCACCGAGGGTCCTTTTCTCCATTTATTTTTAACGGGGTCGTGTTTGGCCCAGCATGGAAAAGAATAAACGCCGACAGCTCGCAGTTGTTCTGCGAGTTCAAGCATTGGCGGCTTTTCGAGTCCTGATATAGTCGTTTAAATCGGATAAGGTAACGCGTACGGCACCGGTGACGAGGTGCCGCTGACTGGGCAGCTCGCCCTGAGCGATGAGGTAGTACACTTTACGCTTTGAGATGTCGAGGCGTTTGGCAACCTCGGCGGGTTTTAATAATGTGGCCATTTACTCGCCCTGTAGTTCGTTGTTTAGATGCGCAGTTTGCACGTTTTGAGGTTTGGGGTCAAGTCCTGGCGCGTTTAAAGCGTGGCGCTGGAAGTCCGTCCCCTCGAATATCAAGCCGGTCCGTTGTTTCAACTAGGGTTAGTCCTGTGCACGTTATGTACAGACCGTTCAAATAGTACCTCCCAGGTTTTAGGGTAAGTTGGATCTTTTTAAGGTCCCACTCAATCCCGCTGCCGGGGTCAAAAGGAATTTTAAACATCGGTTTTGCCTCCGTTGTTGGTCAGTTCATGATTACAAGTGGCTGGTCGAACAGGCGGGTGTCGATGTAGAGATTCATAACCGTCGAGTGTACACGCTCCTTCGGGCCTCCCTTCCTACGGCGAATGTAGCCAGCATTATGCTGTTCAATGATGCAGTCGCCTGAAAGCAGGGTTTATGCACTCGCGAGTTGCGCAAGTGTGGTCAAGGTCCAATCCTTTCAAATTGACTATAGGCCGGACTAGGTACTCGTAAGCGAACTTATGTGCTAAAAAAACGAATATTCCAACACCAAATGCGTGAGTAGCCGCGGTTGTTCGTGTGCTTTTTGTAGATCCAGCAGCCGTAGAAAGGGCAGATCTCGATCTCATCTGCCACATGTTTCGGTAAGTCGGTGTAGTGGTACTCAGTCATCACTAAAAGGGTTTAAATTGTTGTAGTAGTTTTGCAACGTCTTGAAAGCTTCGTAGATCTTAAGCTGTTCGTCAGAGAGAGGCGCAACTTGGTAGTGGTCTTCACCGGCCATCGAACCCGCCCACCTAACGAATGCGGCTTGGCATGTATCCAATATCTCGACTTGAGTGGGTGTGAACAGCTGTCCCTCCTGATCTTGCGGCCTTTGATGGTTCAACCAATCCCTGTACATGTCATCAAGTACTTGACGTTGGTCGAGTTCAACGGTTTTTTCGTGGATAGTCTTAAACATAGTGCACCATGATTGGACCGGCTTCTGTCGCTATGCATTTAAGCGATTCGCCGGGCTTTAGTTGAATGGAGGGGTTGGCGGCTGGGAGTAAGTTGAGGTACCTAGGCCCGATTTCTTCGATCAAGCGGCTTACCGCGTTTTCAATCGAGCCGTCTTTGAGGTCGATCGCGGAAAGGAAGCCGCTACCAGTGTTGGCGCACACCGTCCACGCCTGTCGACCCTTGGCTTTTATGTAAACTTCGGTTACATCGACCTTGACGCCGGGCGTGGCGGCGCCCGCTCGTATCGCCGGTAAGTCGTCGGTTATGCCGTCTCCTTTGGCCGACGCCGATTTAACCGGCCAACCATAGCTTACCAGTTCCGGCGTACGGCTCATCACTTGGGCCATGTCGGGGGCCTTGTCTTTCTTCAGACATTTCATGTTGTGAAACATAGTTCAATGCTCCGCGTGTTGAGGGGTCATCAAGGCGAACAGCTTGCGGAGTACGCAAGATCGCTTTTCTGACCGTATGTGGATAAGTGAAACTTGCAAGGTCTCGTAATCTGCAACCGAATCGAAAACTGCCAAAAGCGTTTCCTTAGCTTCAATCGAACAATAGGCCCATAGGGCGGGCTGTGCGCGATCAATCATTCGACTTTTATAGCCGAATATGAGGCTGTCGCCCAGCTCAGCCAGGAAAATGTCGTTTGACGGGTCGCCGCCCGGGTCGGGTACTGTTCTTAAGTAGTTCATAGTTTCAGCAGTCCTCAAAAGTATAAGGTGATTCAATTAGGCTAGGCATGTTGGGCCTGTTTTTCAAATTAACGCAGCCGTAGAACATCCGAAAGCCATACTTCAAGGCCGGTAATTCGCGGGGCGCTTCAGTCAAGAGGTGACCGGCCCCCGCAAACATATATCGGCCGTCAACTAAGTCAGAAATTTCAACGGCCGGCGAAGCTATGAGGCTATCGATAAACTCTTTGGTAAAATGCGTTCTTTGTGTTTCAAGGTCTTTTAGCTGGAAGGCCATCATATGGCTTAAGTATTCGTTTCCGTCTGACATCTCCAGCATGAACGTTGGCCAGTCTTTCTGCCAAGGGCCGTAGTCTAAAAAGTGCTTTATGCCTAGCAGTCCCATATGGCCCTCACCGTCACGCTGAGCCCAGTTTTCTCTTCAAAAGTTTTCACCGCCAATCGGTTCATTTTCCGGTGGCCGGTTTCCCACGCGATCCAGGTATTGACCGACGCGCAAACTATTTCAGCGCAGTAGGCCTGCGCGGCCCCGACGCCTAAGTCACGCTGGCGCTGTATGGCTTTTCTGGCCTCGATTAGGGGTTTGTTTTTCATGGGTCGGTCTCGCTATTTACAATAAATTATCGTCATCATAACTATTAATCCAGTTCAAAATTTTTTGTTCAAAGTCCCTTAAATCTACCCTTTTGTAATCTTCAAGTATTAGCTTTTTGCTGCCGGACCTATTTGCTAGCTGACCGTAACTTTGCAACCGCCACCCGGACTGCGTCTCGTAAAGGTCGCAGCAAATGCCGGCAACCCTTATGTAAGAAACCAAAAACATTAAAGCGCTACCAGTGAAAGGGGAACTCTGATGCCTTTTGAAAGCCCGTTTTTACTTGGAGTAAATAAGTACGCGCATTTTCCGTTTTGTTTCTTTCCTACTACTGAGGACCCGACCATTGCAACAAACTCGAACGCTTCACCCTTGTTGTTTTTGAAAATTTGACCTTTGTTCATCTTCTCATCGCCTCAGTTGTTAAACTAACTATAGCACAGTACCAATGCAATGTATGTTAATTATTGTAAAGTTAGCCGCGTCTTACGGTTTATTGATCCGACCGTATCGCTTATATTTTTGGCGCTCAGCATCAGTAAGTTCTTCCAGAATATAAGGGAGCAGCCGAGTTTTTAGTTTTTTCAGAAGTTCGTGCTCGACGTACTCACAGAGGATCACCCTACCTTTATAGTGTTGTGCGTATATCTCCATAATGTCACAACCTACGCTTATGAAGCCCGTTTCAAGTATGTCGACCACGTCAAAAAACGTAATAGAATTTAGGTTTTTGATGTTTCTTACGACCGTCTTGAACTTTTTTCTGTCGAACTGCTTTCTCATTGGCTAATCTCCGATACTGTTTTTACGAATTCCGCCGCGACTTGCGGGACGATGGCCCAATCGATTGGGTACCTCAGACAATCGCGCCCTGCACCCAAGTAAAATAATTTCAAATCTTTTTGGCTGATACTTGTACCAGTTGCGTAACGTCTCAGTCGTTAAATTTGTCATATCCGCAGCCTGCGCAAGCGATTTTAGGCCAGCCGCCTTTGCTCTTTCGGCGGCTGTTTGGGGTCTAGACCTATCGTTTGATGTCATAAACAAAATCGCCATGGTCGCCATTTTGGAACTCGTCAAAAATCGCTTCGACTTGTTCAGAACTGGTGCATGCTTGTACACGGGCAGTATTGGGGTTTTCCGGTTTTATGATGAATACGCTAACACCTTTCAAGCCGAATCGAACCCCACCATCGATATTATTAGCGGCGAAATAGTCTTCTGAATCAACGATCATGGAACTCATTTCTGGGTTATATTTGCGCATCTCTGTATCCTCGGTTTGTCTTGACTATGCCTATATAATACCAAATATATTGGCAATTACAAGCTTTTTACCAAGTATTTTTGCGGTTTGGCACGCTAATCGTCATGGCCGCAAAACGGGCAATTCCTCCGAGGCTTGAGTTCGCCGCCTTTCAGCAGTCCATATTGTTTCATTTTGGTACGGAAGGTGCCTCGGTTTAGGCCGGTGCAACGTGCCGCCTCGCTTTGGTTTTTGCCCTTCCGTAGCAACAGCTGGCGGATCAATTGGGGTTCAACGTAGGCCAGTATCTTAGCGTACAGGTCGTCATCTTGCCCGTGTTGGTCGAGGAACTCACCGACCAAATCAGTCGCGAGGTCGCGTATGCGGTCCTTCGGGTCGTCGAGGATTATTTTCATATCGTTATCGGTCCAGTACTTAAACAAGGGAAGCGCATCCGCGGAACATGTGCCGGCGGTTGGTTAACGCCGGCATCTCACGTGGGGTGTGAGTTAGGGACGTGCAGTAGTAGAACATTTGCTCGCCGTTGGTTAACGCTGGCAGCTCACGGGGCCCCTCAGTCAGCGACGTGCAGCCCTCGAACATGTGCACGCCGTCGGTCAACGCTGGCAGCTCACGGGGGGTTTGAGTTAGGGACTTGCAGTTGTAGAACATCCCTGTGCCGTCGGTCAACGCTGGCAGCTCACCGGGGGTGCGAGTCAGGGACGTGCAGCTGCGGAACATGCAAAAGCCGTCGACTAACGCCGGCAGCTCACGGGGTGCGTGAGTCAGGGACTTGCAGCCATCGAACATGCAATAGCCGTTGGTTAACGCTGGCAGCTCACGGGGGGCCTCAGTCAGGGACTTGCAGCCATCGAACATGAACCGGCCGTTGGTTAACTGGTGGATTTCAATACCGGGAGCCTTAAACAGTTCTGACAGCTCCTTCTGGCAGTTGTAGTCGTTAATCAGACCCGCCCGTCCTTCGGGGGTGTCCTGGATGAACACGCAACCGTTGCT